TGGTGAGGAAAACTTTTGGGGTAACATTTGGAAGTTCACTGATGGCATGAATGTCTATTGTGATGCATCACAGGGTATTCATAGCTTATACATTGCAGACAATGCCTTTGCAGAAAGCAAAAACACCGACAATTACAAAGATGCAGGAATAACCCTGGCAACCAAAGAAGGCTTTGTTTCAGCAATGGCATATAATGAAGAATTTGACTGGCTGTTTGTACCTGCTGAAACACTTGGTGACAGTGCTTTGCCTGTGGGTGATTATTTCTATCAGAACGTTTCTTCATCCACTGGATACAGGGTCGCTCGGTTGGGCGGTGGTTGGAATAGTGCTTCTTATGCTGGTGCTTTCTATTGGTATGTGGCTAGTACCCCTTTGAGTCATTATCAGGATTTCGGCGGTCGCTTGGTGTATGTACCTTAACGGAGGTGATTATCATTATGTTGGTACAAACTTTGCACAAAGATAGGGGTGGATAAAATGTATTTCGGTAAGATGGCCTTTGATCCCGGGCATTACGCCGGAGCAAACCTAGGTCCCGCAGGCTATTATGAAGGTGATGCAATGCTTCAGTTCGGGCTTGAGCTTCAGAAAGCCTATGACTGTTTCCTGACCAGGACCACTGGCAAAGATCTTGACTTAAAGCAGAGAGGTCTTCTTGCCAAAAGTGCTGGCTGTGATGCAATGATAAGCCTTCACACTAATGCACCAAAGGAAGCCTCGGGAGTCATTATATTCTATCCGGTCTCCAGACCACAGGATAAACCTGTAGCAGAAGCTCTCGGTAAAGAGCTGGCAAAGGCTATGGGTCTTACCTTCAGAGGAGCTAAGACCAGAACCTTCTCAGATGGTAAAACCGATTACTACGGTGTCATCAGGGATGGTCTGCGTGCCGGTCTGAAGACTGTATTCATCGTTGAGCATGGCAGCCACTGGGAGTTTGCCGTTAACACCAAGGCTAAGATAGCAGCCTGTGTTGAAGTCTATGGTAAATTCTTTGAGATGCCAGCCAAGGAAATGACCTATGAGCAGGCCCTTCAGGTTCTCTCAGATATGGCAGGCATCAGCGTAGGGTATTGGGCTGTGCGTAAGGATATTGACCGCTGGTTTGAGAAGTTTGTTATTGATCTGGCTAAAGGGACATTACGTTTGAAAGAAGGGAAATAAATGACAATTATATTGACTGTAGCCCTGCTTCTTATTGCAGGAGCCATGCTGCTTGGCAAACCACTTCAAATAACCATTTATCACAAGCACGATCAGCCGCCTGTACCCATTCAGCCAGAGCAGCCCAAAGAAAATGATGAGCAGGATAGACCTGTATCAATGGACAATGTCATTAAGGCACTTAATGATATCATGGGGGTGAACACAGATGAAGATAACTATATCTGAGCTCAGAGAATACTGGGATATAATGAAGCAGTATTATTTACCAGAACAGCGTAAGATGCGGCTGCTGGATTCAACAGACAGAGGGGATCTCTGGAAAGCCTTGGCTGTAAAGTTTCCTGAGTATCAGATACTGCCGGATACCAACTGGGTCAATTATGTTAAAAACAATATATTGGCATCCATATACACAGTGACCAAGTGTGCGGATGTTATGCCTACTTCTGAACAGGATAAGGAAATAGTCACGCAGATCAACATAGCACTGAAGCGCATATGGAACCTCTCCAAAGTCGGTTACTATCAGTTCCAGGCTGGTGAACGTGCAGCACTTCTTAATCTTGGTGTAACCCAGGTAGGTTGGGATGATACACTGACTGGTGGCTCAGGGGACGCATTCTATAAAGGCAATGTGTGCCTTAAAAACCATAGCCCAATGAAGTACATGCGTGACCCATTTGCTCCAGACCTTGAATCTTCAGGTTACGCTTGTGTCTTTGACACATACCATAAATCAGTGTTCAAAAAGGACCCCAAATATAAAGATGCCTTTGCACAGTATGAGGCTGAGAATAAGGATAAAAGCCCTGAACCTGCACCGGAGTTCAATTTAAGCGTACCAAAATCCAATGCTAAGGGTTATTACCTGCTGACTGTTTTCTGGGTCAAGGATGATGATGGTAATGTGCATGAGATACATACTATCAATAACGAGAAAATACTCTGGAAGAAGGATAACATCAAGCCGAATACGATCCCTCTCGCAGAACTGTATTGTGATCTCCCGGCAGAAGCACTGATTGGTTCCAGCCCCTGTGCCAAGATTTTTGCCAACAATGTGGCAGCTAACCTCATGGACTCTATAGCTCTGACCGCAGAATATAAGAACCAGAGACCGCCTAAGTTCATCAGCAATGGTTCAGGGCTCAACATTCAGGCATTCAACAAACATGCCAATGATGCAGATTATACCTTCATCGTAAACGGTGATGCCTCTAAAGCTGTTCACTATCATGAGTTTCCTCAGCCTTCTCCGACATTACCTGAGCTCAAGCAGAGCATCGAGCGCGGGATAGAGACTACCTCAGGTGTTGATGGCAGGTACACAGGTCGGGATACTGGTTCCATCATAACAACTGGCGGCACAGAGGAAATGCTCAATCGTGTCACGTTGATAGATACCCCGAAGATTATGAACTATGAACATTATACGAAGCGGCTGACTCAGCTTATATTGGCAAACTTTATTGAGTATTGCCCAAAGCGTAAGTTCTTCTATAAGAAGCCCAATACCAACACTTGGGATACAATTGAGGTGGAGTTCTCAAAGATCAAAGCTGAAACATTATTTGACTATGAGATTGACATTAGCTCTGAGCTTCCCAAGAATAGACAGCGCATCGCAGCTATGGCAAACATGTTGATGGAAAAACAGATGCAGTACAGTCAGCAGGGCGGCGTACAGCTTATCACTGAAGAAGAATGGCTCATGTTCCAGGATCTTCCGATGAAGGAATACATGTTGGAACGTATGGGTATACAGCGCATGCAGAGCGCAGTCGAGGATGTCTCTCAGGTACTGTTTGGATACGCCGACCTTGTCAAGAAAGGCATGAAGCCGGAGGACGCTATACTGGCAACAGCAAGTGCTCTTGAAAATAGGCGTAAGGGTATAATACCCCAGGAAGAAATGCTTCCTGCACTTGAGCAGCAGAATATGCTGGAGGGTGTCCCTAACTTGTAAAAACTTTACTAAATCTGTTGACAATAATTAGAGGCCGTGGTAAACTTATGGTGACAGAGTCATAGGTTTCCACAGCCTTTAATTGTGTGTATTTTCTCTGGCACTCCGTATATATTCGCCTGTATATACGAAAGGAGTAATAAGGTAGATGAGTAAACTAATCAGAACCATTGTCCCCCCGCAGAATGCAGCGGACATCACGTTGGATGATTTGAAAGCGAAGTTCGGTATAACCGATCTACCGGCAGATAATCCACCGGCCGACTCGGAAGATGATCCACCGGCAGACTCGGAAGATGATCCGCCGGCAGACTCTAATGATCCGCCGGCAGACTCGGAAGATGATCCACCGGCAGACTCGGCAGACTCTAATGATCCGCCAAAAGATCCACCGAAACCTTCGGCAGATACTAAAGCGGGGAGAGCATTCGCACAGCTGCGGGTACAGAACGCGCAGTATCGGAAAACTCTTAACGGCATTGCTAAGATCTTGGGAGTTACCGATACGTCGGACCCCGACACTCTTATAGCACAGCTCAACAAAGTGATCCTTGAGAAAGAAGCTAAAGACAAGAATGTTCCTGCAGAACTTCTTGAAAGACTTCAAATTTTGGAAGAACGGGATAAGGAATATACCCAGAAGCAGATCATGGAATATGCATATCTGGGATTCCAAAGAGTCAAGGATTTGTTTAACCTTGACGATGCCGGACTCCAGAAGTTTGCAGATGAACTGGTCGCAGCTGGGATCAACCCGTTTGAAACAAAAGTTGATGTTGTCAGAGAGTACAAACTACTGCACTTCGACGAGTTAATGAAAGCTGCTGTTGAGCAGGGCATAAAGCAGGAACAGGAAAGAGCTGCTAAAGCCGCTAATCACAGCACGGCACCAAACCCACAAAAAGGTCCAGGCCAAAGCGGTAACCCTGAGAAAATAACAACTGTCGCACAATTAAATGATTGGATGAATTCTCAATCCAAGTAAACAGGTTCACAATTTGAAAGGAGTGGATAACCATGGCAGGTAATCTTAACGCACTCGCACCCGTATCGGAAATAAACACATGGATTGAGCTCGCGAATAAAGCAGGCAAAGGTGTAATCAATCCTGAAACCTTTTATTCCAAACAGCTGCTTGACACCATCAGATATGATGCCGATCAGTACGTATACTTCCGTCTTGCCGACGAAGCACCGATCCAGGAAAAGGCTGATAAACTGATGCTCCGTAGATGGGCTCCCCTTCAGGCACACACTGTACCTCTGGAGGAAGGCGTCCCGCCTAAGTCCGATAAAGGTTCGGTAGAAAAATACGAGCTGAATGCAGCTCAATACGGCCGTTACATGGAGTTCTCCGACAAGGTTGACTTCCAGGTAGTTGACCCGGTCATCGCCCATTACTCCAGAGAATATTCACTGGTAGCGATGGAGACCTTGGATCTTCTGGCAAGAGAGACGCTGTTCTCAATAGCCAACAAGTTTTACGCAGGGCAGGCTGCAAACTTCGAAGATCTGACACCTAATTCAAGACCTTCGATGGCAGACCTCAGACTCATCGTATTGGCTCTGAAGAAAGCCCTCGTAAAGCCCAGAGTCAATGGTAGGTATCATGTAATCGGTTCCCCCGAATTTTTCTACGATATGATCTCCGATCCTATCGTTGAGAAGTACATGACTATCAACCAGACCACAAAGACCATGTATGACAACAGCTCTCTTGTTCCGATGTTCGAGATGGAATTCTATGAAACCATGCTGGTGCCCACTTCCAGTGAGTACGTTAGCGACGACAAGGTTTATAGAAGGATGTATCGTCCCAACGGTCAGAACGGCTATGAATACTCCAGGATCGCTGAAGATTCTACGTATGTATCCACAGTTGATGGTTACGTCAAAGACGCCAGAACAGGGCAGGATGCTTCCTATATCCCCGGAAGGAAAGTATGGGATATCGCAGCCTGGAATAATGCCAACAAAGGCACTGG